GCTCCAAAATTGTTGGTTGTCGGCTGTGAATTTTGGGGAACTTACATATGAAAGCGACTCAATGATCAATGTCCAATTAACACTTAGATATGACTGGGCTGAATATGAAGGACAGCCAGATCCGAAAGCGGCACTTCCGATTCCTGAGCGCGTTATGGCTAATGGTATGGATCAGCCTTCGACGATTACAAACTATCAAAGTGAATTGGGACTCTCACGAGGTCCATCAGCAGGTCTCGCAACTTAAAAAGTGGAGCACCCTTAAATTATGCCTGAGTTTCCAATGTTTAGTCCAAAAGCTTTTCAATTCTGGTCTAATAACGAAGCGCGACCAAAAAGAGTTTTTGAGGCTATTTTGATCTTTCCAGATCTTATTTTTGGCGGCGATGGCTTACAAAATATTGAACCCTATTTAATAACATCTTTTAGTCGCCCCGGCTATTCTTCAATTGAGGCAACGACCGCAGAATATCAGTTAAAATCTGGTGATTTTGCGAAAATTAGCTATCCGACACAGGGCTTTAAAACAACCCCTCTAAAAATTACGCTTTTGGATGTTGTAAATCACAACAAAGGTGCGAACACTGCAGCTGCCGTGCATACATCTTTAGTGCTTCAAGGGAAAACTAGTACATTTGCTGATAGAACAATGCTGGTACGGGAAGATGCGCCACCGGAAGTGCTCCAAACATCATGGATGGAATACCCAAGAGTATTTCATATTATTGAATTTGATAATACTGGTCGCACCGTTGGAGAATGGATAATAGAAGATCCAGTACAGACATCAGTTAGTTTTTCCCCTATAAATTATAAAGGGTCAGGCTTTGGCACCATTGATATGACTTTTGAATATAAGAATTTTGAATATTTAAGTTCATGGGGAGATCGCCTTTTGTCCGAGAGATCAAAGGATATGGGCCGAGCGTGGAATCCCGCCTCAACAGCGCTGGATAAGGCAGCAGACTGGTGGACAGATAAGATGAACTGGACTAGTATGTTTGGTGAATCAAAAGAAAAAGCTTAAAATAAGCAAATATATATAATATAATTTAATTTAGTATAAAGAGAGGTTAATATGGCTAATAGAAATGAAGGTCGCTTAGGCGCAGCGCCACCGGTAGATCTACCACCTTCACAGGAGCACACTCCAAGCGCCCCTAATGTACCACAAACATTGAACTTTATTACACCAACAGAATTTGTTGAACTTCCTAGTGGTGGAAGTTATTATCCACCAAATCACCCGCTTCACAATCAAGAGGTTATTGAAATCAAACACATGACAACCAAAGAAGAGGACATATTAACCTCTCAAGCCCTATTAAAAAAAGGGTTAGCTTTGGATAGAATGCTTGAAAGTATTATTGTTGATAATCGAGTTAGAGTCGATGATTTACTTCTTGGGGACAAAAACGCCCTTATTGTTGCAGCGCGTTCCCATGGATATGGCATGTTGTACGAAACGACCGTCAAATGCCCTTCATGTGGTGAGAGTCAACAATATAATTTTAATTTGGGCGCCCTGCAGTCTTCTAAAGTTTCTGAAGAGCTATTGGAAGAAAAGGGAATCAGTCTTACTGAGAGAAATACTTTTTTAATTCCAATTCCAGAAACTGATTTTACTGTCGAGGTAAGGCTTTTAACCGGATACGACGAAAAGAAGATCAATGAAACCATTCAACACAAAAGAAAACGCAACTTTCCAGAAAGCCCAGTTACTGACTTCTTGAGAAGTTTAATAATTTCAGTAAATGGTGTCACGGAGCCTAATTCTCTAAATGGGTTCATTAATACACTTCCAGCAATTTATGCTCGCTATATTAGGAAAACTTATGATAAGCTAGTTCCAAGCTTAGATTTAAGTCATGATTTTAAGTGTTCACATTGCGGTCACAGTGATTTACTGGAGGTTCCGCTTAATGCGGACTTTTTTTGGTCTAACTCATGAGTATATTCAAAGCATTTATGAACAATTTTTCTATATGAAATATTATAGTAATTGGTCGTTAATGGAATTGTATAATCTTCCTGTTGGGCTACGCGGTTGGTATTTTGAAAAGCTTTTGAAACAGAAAGAAAAGGAAGCTGAAGCCAAAAAACAACCACAAAGACGCTAGCCTATATAATAATAAAAAATTACACTGCTTAACTATTTATACATGTACAGGTTTGTAGGGAGTATTTTATAGTATGTCAGACAAAACTCTTCAAGAGACGATTGCGGCCCTGGAAGAAGCCAATTTAGATAGTTTGGTGGATTCTCTGACCAACGCCGAAGCCGCGGTGGCTCAAATTAAAAAGGCCACTGCTGACTTTGTGACCCAGATGCACGAGGGAAAACAAACAGCCGAGGCAATGAAGCAAGTCATCAAAGACATGGGCACCGACTTTGTAGATCAAAACAACAGCGCCGATGTACAAGTTCAAATCTATAAGCTCTTAGGAAACCAACTAAAAGCAAACAATAAAATAAACTTAGAAAAAAAGAATCTCTTATTAGAACAAATAGAAGCAAATGAGAATATAATCGCTCAGACCAATACACAAGTTGGTGGCCAACAGCAGCTGACAACCGTACTCACCAAAAATGTTCAACAGACTAACCTTCTTGACAACGCCGTTAGGGGAGCAGGCAAAAGTATTAGTAATGCGATAAATCAAGGCGATTTGCTCACCAGCACTCTTGCTAGGGGAGTCGATGTCCTCACAGACAAAACTGCTAATTTTGCTGGTCAATATGAAAAAGATGTAATGGATAAGTTTCCACAGCTAGCTGGTTTTCTTGGCGCTGGAGCGGCCCAAAACGATAAGTTAGCTGGTGCTATGATGAGTTTAGCAAATACTGTAAAATCCCTATATATGGAATTTAGCAATTTAACTACAGGGTTTGTTGAATTTACTGGCCAAGTAATAAAGGGTGACGCAGCAGTTTCTAATTTTACTGGTCGTGTTATAAAACTTCAAAGAAGAAATAGAATGCTTGGCGTGACAGTAAAAGATGTCACCGAAGCATATACAGGGCTGACAAAGGCCTCCAGAACTTATGGAATGCTGTTGGGCACTAACGCAAAAAGAAATATAGCTGCAGCAGATCAGTTAACAGAAATGGCCCTAACATTTAAAAAAGTGGGTTTAGGAACAGAAGGCTTCGGTAAAGCAGTCGATGTTTTAGGAAAAACTTATCGTCGCAGCGATATTCTTAAACAAAGTAAGCTATTGGGAGCCGAATTTGTCAACATTGCTCGTGTAACTGGCCAAAGCGCTGACATGGTAAGTAAAAACTTTGACTCGGCAATGAAAAATTTAGCAGCATATTCACTACCCAAGGCCAAAGATGAGTTTAAAAAGCTCTCTATCATCGCTGCTACGACTGGGGTGGAAATGAGCAAGGTTATGGATGTTGCATCAAGATTTGATGACATCGAAAAAGCAGCAAATGCTGTTGGTGAATTGAATGCAATGATGGGCGGTCCTTATCTCAATACTCTAGATATGGTCAATGCCTCTGAATCAGAGCGTATTGAAATGTTGAAGGACATGATGACCCAAAGCGGCGAAAGCTTTGCTGAAATGGATAGGTTCAAGAAAAAAGCAATTGCCCAGTCGGTGGGTATGGATGTTCAAGCCGCAGCTAGAATGTTTGGGGCCCAACAAGGTGAAATTGATAGTGCAACTCAGGCTGTTGATAAAAATGGCGCCTCTTATGAGAGATTGGGTATGGCAGCATCAGCATCAGCAGTATCAATCCAAGATCAAATGGAGGCGACGAAACAAAGTACATTTTTACTTAACAAAGCATATACAGAATCTCGCAAATTGATTAACTTAGTCAACAGACAAGTAACTAAGTTGGGTGACACATTTAGGAGAGATATTGGTGGAATAGCTGTAGGCTCATTACAAGCGATGCACAAAGAGATAAACAAAGTATTTACAGCGCTGGAGTCGGGAGACAAAAAAGGCGCCTTGGAACAATTTGCGAAAATTGCTGGCGCCTTCGCCATCGCGGGAAAAGAAGGTGTCGTATCTGGAGTCATAGCTAAAACGGCAGCCGAACAGTCGACAGGTCAGGCGCCAAATCCGCTAGATCCCACTCCAACACCAGTAGAAGCCACCACTGAAACACCCGCTGCCGGTCCTCAGATCACGCCAGCGCAACCGCAAATGACCCAAGCAAACCAAAATATGACGGATATATTTATGGGCATGGACACTATTCCCAGCCCATATGCTCAGGGCCCCCAATTACAGGAAGTAGCTAACGCAGTATCTGTAGCTGTTGCAGATGCGATCAAGAACCAGCCAGCGCCTAATGTTTATTTAAATAATGATTTAGTAAGTATGCATGTTACGTCGCTAGCTTAGTTAACTTAAAAAGGAGAATTGATAAAGAAATGAATTTGAAACCCCTAGAGAGCAAAAATATCAGAAAAAGCGGCTATAAAACGTTAGATATAGTCCCCTTGCACATAAATCATCCTGGTATTTCGTTACCTGTGGAAAATTTAGATATTAGTCAACAATTTAGCCCTTCTTATAATAAAGAGGAGGTTTATGGTCGTATGGACCCAATCGTTACTTACAAAAACACAGGTCGTTCAATGAGGTTCTCTTTTAGCTGTCAAGCTCATCACTATTTTGATGGAAATCTAGGAGTTTCAGATAATGTTTATCAGATAAATTTATTAACGCAATTTCTTTATCCAGCGTATCAGTCGACCGACTCAACTAAAAGCCTTTTGAGATCACCTCCCTTTTTTAGAATTAGGTATGGTAGTTATGTTGGAAGTTATAGTGGTACTGGCGTTTCCACGGGCTTAACTGGCTATATAACTGGCTTTAGCCACCAATTGGGTAAGATTGCAAGAAATATGGCATATGCCTCAACTGCAGAGGGCAATCATTTAGCAGTTCCTCGCGAAATAAAAGTTAGCTTTTCCTTTGAAGTAATACACGATAAAGATGTTGGTTGGCGCCGCGCAGGAGAAAAGGACAAATTTAGTATAAATGGCTATGATGGGGAATTTCCATATCGAAGCGGCTTTAACAATACTTCCGCACCAAGTGAGACACCATCCGAAGATGACCCATCAACTCAGAAAGACAAAGTTGACGAGGCTAAAGGAAACGGAAAACCTGCAATTGAAGCCTCTGTGGAAAACAGTCCCGAAAAAGAAAATAGCACTGCCAAAAAGGGCGCGAAATCGGTTGGAAAACAAGTAAATGACGCAAATATAGAGAATGCGTTTGATCCCAAAAATTTTGGCGTGCTTGATTATAGGGGAAGCACCGGCATGGACACTACGTATAAATTGGGGTAAGGGGATAAGAAATTATGGCATACAATTATTCAAGATATCAAAACATTCCGACATTTAAAAATGTTGATCCAAGCTATATAAATCAGTTTACTGCTAGGAAAGTCAACAATGTTGTTCAACACACAACAGTTGAGTTTGGTTGGTCTCCTGATTTTGATGTTGAAAAAGAATATTGGGGCGTTGGCTTTCGCTTCTATAAACTAGCAGATAAATATTATGGTGACACATCTTTGTGGTGGGTTATACCTTGGTTCAACCAAAAACCCTTGGAGAGTGATTTTGAAGCTGGAGATCCAGTGTTAATTCCTCTTCCATTGGAAAGGGTTTTAAGTTTTTTTAGATAAAGAATAGATGGAGAAAAGAGTTAATAATGGCTAGAGATTGTGGAAAAGGAAAATCAGCAAAAAAGGCAGTAAAGCAAACTTCTAAAAGGCCCTGGCTTAGACAGGGCTATTTAATGGTCCGTGCGCCCTCTCTTGTAAAACCGTTGGAAGAGAATCATAAACAAAGCCCCTATATAAAACAAATTTTTGTACCAAAGACGGACGGATCCTCTACGATTAATATGCTAACAACAAACCCTTCTGTGCTTTCGTTCTTCAATGGTCGGCCAGTTGATTATAGTCAATTGGTACCACACATTGAATTATATAAAGTATACATACACAATAAAGAAGAAATTGAAGAGTATGAATTTCCCTTTAAGAGCTTTTCAGATTTTACAAAAGATTGGCCTTCTCCTATGAAAAATATTCTTTTTAGGGGTCGAGATGCAGGTATTCAATCAATAGATGTTAAAATGGAAGGTCGAGGAAGAAACCCAGTATCTGCAAATGTGATGGACATAAAAATTAAATTTTTCTTTAATGACACTTTGACCTTGTTCAGACGCCTTCCAAAAGAAATAAAGGGACATTCAGTTAGTTATTCAGATTTAATTAGATATCCTCCCTCAATGCAGGGTTCTGCAACTGGCTTAAATAGCAAAGCATTTAGAATAAGGCTAAGATTGGGATGGTCCATGTTAACTGGAGAGGGCTCACATATTGCTTCACAACCGAATTCCAAAGACTTTGTTAGCGCAGTTCAGGACAGTAAAATTTCAATTACTGCCGACTTATACACTCACCAAATGGAATTTAATAGTGACGGCTCTCTAACCATCACCGCACACTATAAGGGCGCCCTAGAATCTGCTTTTTCCTCACAGGTTTCTAATATACTTAGAAATCAAGGGGGAAACAATGAACTGAACAAAATGAATGCAGCTATTAAGCGAGCGGAAGATTCTCTTCTCCGAATAAAACTTGGAGAACGTTACAATTATATTGAGTCTACTGAAAAATTAGCAGAAGAAACAGAAAAACTTTATAAATACAGAGATATGTTAGATAAAGCAGCTGAACAATCAAAAGATCAGTTTCCCAAAGATTTGCTTGAGCAATTCAAAAAAGTAGAACAGGCTACAAACGCTCTTCGTAAAAAATATCCAGCAGATGGCAAATCACCAATCAAGGCGCTAACAGCCGCAACTAAAGTCACTACTGCCGCTCAAATTAAAGATGATTTAGAGAAGATGGATAATAACCTTAAGGCCGCTGAGAAAAGGTCAAAAGCCTTAAAGAGTGCAAAAGCGAAAGGTCGCTCCACAAGAAAAAAAGTAGCTGCTCAGAAAAAAGCGATCAAAGCACTGAGAACGTCAAAGAGCCGATATGAACGGGCGATGAAAGGTAAACATCTTTTTTCTTATGTAGAGTTTTTGCGAACTCAAAACAAAATAGCATATGTTACAACAGGTAGAAAAAGCGAGTTTAATACATACGTCGACATGATAAACACAGCAATCGAAAAGGGAGGATCGGAAAGTTCAGCTGAAAAAATTAATAGATTGCAGGGGGAGCTAGAAGGAGATGAGCCTAAGTCAGATTATAGATATCAACTTGAGCTTGGGCCCACGTGGGAAGAAGAAGACATAGTGGATAAGTATGGTTCAGGAATTAATACTGATCTAAAAGCAGATCTGAGCGGCGCAAAGCAGTTCTTAAGAGACAATCTGATACCAGATACGCCTGCACCCGACACCATTCCAGAAAAAGCAGCTACGAAGATAAAAAAGAAGCCAAAGCGCAGACGAAAAGGTAAGCGAAGAGTATCACGCCATGGCGGCGCCAAAGACGCGGTGGTTTGGGATTTTGAATCCCCTCGATGGGTGAAAGGTGATAAACTTTATTATTTCAGATTGGGAGATTTATTAACTTCAATATTAGAAAAGGGGGATTTTGGAAAAACCATTGAAGAGGAATCTCCTAATTTTAAAGTTTTTTTGGGAGAATATGATATTCCTGAGAGTGGAAATACAACCAAACGTTTTAATTTATATAATCTTCCAATATCTTTAGAGATATTTCATCT